CATCTTTTCTTCTAATCTATGATAGAATTCATATCGTTTGTCTGCGTTTTCAATATAGTCATGCCCCACGTTGTTATCAAACCCTACCTGTAAGGCCTTTGACAACATATCAGGTAAAGCATCAGGGCCTCTATCTTTGTCCCTGCCGTCAATAACCTGAATACTGTCCATGATAGCATTATAGATTGCTTTATCCTTACAATACTTTTCAGTCTGATCCAGTAACCATTCTTTATCAACCGCTTCTACATCAGCGCCCTGTAACCATTCACTCAACGCAGGCAGTTCGCCTTCATTGATAGTCCTATCTTCTTCAATAGAAATAGCTAGTGCTTGTTTTGTAGGAGCCTTGTTGTACTTGTCAGCATAGTCCTGAATTTTACGAAGGAGAGTTTTACTCTCACCTGTAAAGTATTCCGTTTTTAGAAAAGGAATAGCCTTTCTGAAATATTCATCATCAGAAAGTAGGTTTCCTATAATTATGTTGTCCAGTCTTTCTTGCATTTAGAATCCTTTTACGAATCAATTCAACTGATTCTTCACGTAATTGTTCTTTAATAGTATAGTCTGCATTTTCAGGTTTTACAAACATTCTATTAGTATCATTATAACGACTTATGTCCAAAGTGTCAAGGAATATTGTATAGTCAGAATTAAATACTTTTCGAGTCTCAGGTAGAGGACAAACAAAGTCTGCTATTGCAATACGTCCAAATACCGCTTCACAATAAGCAAGTCCCCGCATACGCATTGCTTGACGGAACCTTGCATCTATGTCAAATTCCCAATCATCTACTGCTTCACGTATAAAGTCTGCATTGAGATGCACAAAGTCAGGTTGTTCGTGGCATAGTCTTTCAGCTAACCAAGTTTTGCCTGAACCTGGTAATCCACAAATAAGAACGATCATTCGATCCACTCCTTAGCGTATTCGCCATATACTTTTTCAATACAGGCTTCGCACAGGAACAATTCTCCATTATCCCCATGGAAACATATTGCTTTATCCCCACTCCAAATAGTTATTTGGCAGCGGTCACATTCACCTTCAGGCTTCTTCGACGGCTTGGTAAATGCCTTCAATGTCTTCTTCAGTAACTTCATCACGCATTATCCCGTCAACGCTTGAAATAGCGTATCGTTTGTTGATCCATGCCAAAAAGGTTTCGTCTTGTAAAATAGGTAACCAAAACTCTTTAGTATAAGTATCCTTAATACGATACTTCTTATCTTCTACTTCACCTGTAGACACATCTACTTTTGAATACCAACCATTGCTCGGTTTGACTACATGACCTGATGCTTGTGCCATGTCAAGGAGACCTGACCATTTGCTGATACCGCCTTCAAACGAAACCTCAACAGGAATCTTAGACTTCTCACGTACAAAGCGAGACTTCTCAACATTGATAATAAAGTTATAACCCATCAGTTCAGTGCCTTGTTTGTCCTGCTGACGACCAATGATATAGATGTTGTCTGCTGAATAGTAAATACCTGTACCGCCTGAAAGAATGTCTTTAGGGAACAAACCAATCTCTTTGTATGTGTGATTTACTGCAACCATTGGAATGTCTTTCAGTGTCAAGTGAGGAGTAACCATACGGAACAATGACTTCAACTGTTTTGCTCGAGACATATCTGCAACTGACTTACCATCAAGTGCATCATCAACCTCTTTCTTAGACGCCAAGTTACCAACTGAATCAATGATAATCATAACATGGTCACCACGTTCAATGCTGTTTAGCTGTGACATTGAATCATGCTTCAACTGTTCTACATCTGTGATAGGAGTATGAACAACTCTGTCTTTGTCAATGTCAAAAGTGTCAAAGTAAGATTGAGGAGTACCAAACTCTGAATCATAGAACAGGATGACAGCATCATCATACTTGTCCAAATAGGCTTTTGCTAACAACAATGAAAATGCTGTTTTGAAATGCTTTGACGGGCCTGCGAATACTGTTAGTCCAGGTGTTAGTCCACCATCAAGGCGGCCACTAAGTGCTACGTTCAATGCAGGTACTGAGGTTTGAATCAAGTCTTTCATTCCGAAAAACTTTGAATTAGTTAGAACAGAGGTATCTTTGATAGTGCTGTTCTTTTTTAGTTTATCAATTAAACTCATATTTTTCTCCATTTAATATCGCTAAAATAGCGTATCACAAAATCTTTTTCTTTTTTCCAAACTTCTAAATTAGGTACATTAGATGTATGTATATGTTTTTCATCACCGAAACCTGAGTAAATTATTTCATTATACATACCTGAATTTGCTGCTAAATATAAAGCAAGCTGACCAGATGCTAAAGGCATTGGCAATTCATTTACCTTTATATTAGTAACTTTGTCATTTTCATTTAAATATGTAAAATAAACTCTATCATGTTCCGACCCTATAACAACTCCATGTTCGGTGTACTCGGTATCATCAACTATTGCCCCTGTAGATGAAAAAGTTCCTACGCTTATATCATCAGACCCTAATGGGTCCCAATCTAAATAATAAGCGGTATTATCAATACAATACCCTGTACGATAGATTAAATGTTGACATCCTATATCTGTAGACACTAAGTAATCTAATGTAAGTTCTTTACACGCCCAGTTTGTACCCCAAACATCACAATCATCTGGAATATCTATGCCGCGGCGACTTTCACCGTTGCCTAGTACGATTGCTCGTCTATACCCCATTTTACCCTCCGGACCAAATTATCTAATAAAGCTGTTGTCATAATATTATCTTTAGTATAACACAACGATGCCATGTGTGTCAAGTCCTTAGGCAAACATTTACCCCCAAATCCAGGAGCGCCATCAGGGCCTGGGACTTTCCAATGACTGTATCCTATAGCACCTTCACTCTCAAACATATAAGCAATACTATTCCAATCCACGCCATGTTCCAAACAAATATCTTTCAAATGATTAGACATCGAAACCCTCATGGCAAGGACACTGTTCCTAGCTAACTTATACATCATTGATTCTTTTGGTCTCAAATAATATACTCTCTTTCTAGGAAACAAATCTTCAAACGACTTTACTGTTTCATAATCACTGACAATTATAGGCAATAAAGGATCGTCTACATCTTCTTTCCAATGTTTCTCTCTTAGGAACTCAGGCATCATAATAGCATTAGGAAATGAATCTACTTGATCGGGACCAATAGTGCTACGAATAACAATTTGTCCTCGCCATTTCCATTGCTCATAGGCATCTGTTAAAATGGAAATATCAAGTTTACCATCATCTCCTGTAGGTGTAGGAACACACAAGAAAATATAATCAAACATATCCTCGTCACAGAATTCTGTGCTACCTTTCACAGTGTCATGGATATGTATTTCAGCTTTTGTTTTTTTAAACAAATACTCTGTGGCTGTTCCTACAAAACCATATCCCACAATTAACATCTTCATACAAATAAATCCTCAAGTGTAGATTGTTTCTCAGTGTGCCAACCTAGTGTTTTTACAATTGTATCCAATGGTTCCAAAAATGCCTTTTGAAACATCATCTCATAGTCTATATAACTATGTATACCAAACTCTTTAGGGATTGTTGAAATGAAACCTAATACGTTCTCTCGTATAATATTAGGTTCTTTTAAGAAAATAAATTTAATCTTGTCACCTTCTTGTATACTTTCATATTTGCCACTTACATTAAATTCTTTCAGATAGTGGTTATACAACAAACCACCTCGAACATGAATAGGACAACCTTTTGAGTAGAGATTACCAACATCCCTATACTTTGACATATTGTTACACCCACGTGGAAATGCTATTTCCTCAGGAGTCATTGCTAAAAAGTCCTTTTTAGTCTTTTCCACATAATCGTGTAATGCCTTTTCATCCTGTGTGAGACAAATACGAACAGCCTCACGTAGACTGTCACGTACAGGAGCAGGAGTTGAGGATCTAACAATTTCAAGTCCCATTACCTTCAAGTCAGGTGTATCATAACGCACACCCTCATTATCTAACACATTCATAGCATAGCGTTTCTTTGCTACCCACAAACAGTTATCGGCAATTGCCTCACGTTTGAATACAAGTTTTTGCTCGAAGGCATTTGTATAATCAGCGAGTTCGGTCATTGCCTTATCAATACAAGGTTCGATTTGTTCTTCGCCTACTTTGTCCAAAATGTCTATAAGTTTGTCCTTAGGCTTGTCTGCGAAAAACTTGTCAACCAGTGCCTTTAGAGTAATATAGCAAGAGTCAGTATCAGTGTAGAAACTGTACACCTCATCAGTTGTTTTCAAAGTCTCGTTCAAAAACTCGTTAAGTGCCGAAGCCGTCTCCCGGATGATAAATTGCCCCGTTAGTGTAATTCCTTCTGCTATACGGTCATCATAGTATCTGAAGTATTCATTAGCCATCGCACCGTAAAGTGAGTTGAGCTGAATCTTACGTGCCATCTGAAAGTTATTGTACTTTGCTATGAGTTTCTTTGTGTTAGGATCCTTTGTCTTCTCATAGTCCTGCTTAGCCTTAATCATCAGTTTCTTGTAACGCTGTCGGTCATCAAAAAACTTTTGTACAATGTTAGGGAAGTGACCTTGCCTACTACGTGTAAACGTCTGACCATTAGCAGCTATAGCGTCATCGGTGTCAAACGTATACTTCCTCTCCAACATACCATCAACGTCTACGTCTATCATACCACCTGGAACCAGTGTCTCAGGGCTCATGTTGTACTGCATGATAATAGAAGGATACAGTGAAGTAGCATCGAAGGACTCTACCCATTGATAGGCACCAGGAACAGGCTCCTGTACGTAAGCACCTGCAATAGTCCTTGCTACACGACCATTACCTTGCCCAATAATGATATTTTGTTTCAACAAATGATTATATAACAAACAGTCCCAAGTCTTTACAGGACTGAATACATCCTCAAAGTTCATCTTGGCGTCATAGGTCATAGTGAGGCAGAGTTCGATAAGTTTCATCTTATCCTCAAGTTGGTCAACCAACACTGTATCTATAATGTTGTATTCGACAAACCTATTCCAATCCTTCTCGTAAAACTCTTTGAATGTATCGTAAGGGTTTTCTAACTTCTTGTGACCGAGTTCAACCTCTGCTATGTGATCTAGTTTGTATGATTCACGGTTAACATAAGTAAACTTCTGATAGATGTCCAAGTAGTCTAACTGTGCTACACCTTGTACATCATATGATAAGTAAGTCCTACCACTGTACGTCCTTTCCTGTTTACGTACAAGTCTAAAAGGGCTCATCATTTTCTTAGCAGCATCACCATGTTCGTCACCGAACACTCGTTCCATTCTAGCAATGATATAAGGTATATCAAATAGTTTACAGTTCCAGCCAGTAATAACGTCAGGAGTATTGTTTGCCCACCAATGAATAAATCTACTGAGTAACTGCTTCTCGCTTGTACACTCAGAATAATCTACATCAAGGTGTGCTGTGGCTTCAGTAGGAGTGTATGGACCAAGACCGAATGTAGTAATCTTTTTACTTACATTGTCTTGTAATGTGATAAGAGTAATCTGTTCCTTAGGATTGAATACATCAGGAAAACCGTTCTCAACGGTAGTCTCAATATCTATTGAAAATACTTTAACCTGACTTATATCCCAATCAATTTCATCTTGGTATTTGTCAGCAAGAAACTGATAACCCCAATGAGTTTGACCATAGATGGGAAAGTTAGATACTTCCTTGTACTGTTCTACGAATTCTGTTGCGTCTTTGTTATTGTCAAAAGACATGGGAGCAACAGGCTCACCATACATACTTTTATAGGGGGTTTCTTTATTGGCCGGGACAAAAAGTGTAGGCGAAAAAGGTACCTTTTTAGATACCCGTTTTCCGTTTTCTATCCCACGGTAAAGTATTGAGTTACCGTAGTGTTTAGCGTAAGTGTAAAAATTTGACATTAGTTCTCCATTCAAGTAACAACATTATATAATATATGGAGTTCAATGTCAAGTCATAAATGCCCTTAGGTTGTCTGGTATAACAATTTTACCCTCGTCAACAAGACGTCTACGGTTAAGTCGGTGTTGTTCTTGTACGTCTTCTTTTGCACCGCCCTCATATTCTACAGCATGACCTTCTTGTATAAGAATTTTTGCCACAGTAGAATATCTATCCTCGGCATGATAATAAACCTCAAAATCACCGAGGACTCGGCCAAACTTACCTCTCATATCCTCACCATCCTTTGCCACTCTTGTCTTTAGAGTAGCATATGGTCCGAGTAGAGATTTGAGTCTTTCTTTTGCCGCTTTTCCAAATACTTTTTCAACCTTATCTCTCGTTCTAGATTCCGGAGTATCAATACCCATGATGCGAACCCTTTCATCAGTAAGCCAAATACCAAAACCTAAATCAATATCAACGTCTACGGTATCTCCGTCTATAACTCTAATAATTCTGGCTTTATATTCGTACATCACGCCTCCTGTAAGAGTTCTGGTTCTTTTACTTCTACTTCATTCGGCACATAGTAACCACGTCTTTCATATTCATTTACCAAAGAAACATCCGGATTAAATTTTGACAGTACCATATTTTTAAAAATGGGCACCTCTGCGTTTAAGGCATAAGGTGCCCAAGGAGCTACACCAAGTCTAAAAGAATTTTCCTTATCAGGATTTCGCCTGACAAAGACACACACTGGTTTAGTAACCACATAACAATCTTCGGTTTCTTCTATTGCACCAATGATGTCCTCACCGGTCATTAACTTTAAAACTTGGATGCTCATAATAACTCCTTATCTATTTTACTTCAATTTGTCTTGGTTTCATTTCTTCGGGTACAACACGTTTGAGGGTGATCTCAAGGATACCGTCATAGTAAACACTGTCTACAACCTCAACATCATCTGCAAGTGCGAATGAATGTGTAAAGTTACGAGATCCAATACCTTTGTGATAGAATTTTCTAGTATCCTCACCTCGGTCTTGTACGCCCTGGACAATTAACTTGTTGCCCTCTGGAAGTAAATGAACATTAAATTCATCTTTAGCGAATCCTGCACAAGCAATTTCAATAGTGAAATGCTCATCATCATCCGCAATAATATTATAGGGGGGATAGTTTGGACTATGAATCTCTGAAACATTGTGAAGATTGTCAAACAAACGATCAAAACCTATAGTAAACGGTCTTACATTATCAAAAATTTCTGCCATGTTGGCAGTAGTATATTTACGTACCATAATTGTGCTCCTTTATTAAGCGAGTTTTAATGTTACACTACCCTATCGGCGTAGTGGTGCCGCCCGCTCGGTATCATATAAAATGTACTTCACCTTACGGGGGCCATTTATTTATAATATCTAGCGCTTTTTGCCGATATTATATTTTGGAACTAAGTTCCAATCAGTTTTTTCCTTATAGGAAATAATTTTAATTTGACTGAGAGGAGCTAATGAGTTTTCACCTAACTCGCCCACAATCTTAAGCAAGCCCCAGTCTTGTAGCAGCTTTGCTATAGTATTCCTTCTTTCTAAGTCATTATCCATAAAGTCAGCTTCTTTACCATCCAGAGCAAACAACTCCTTAAAATGTGTAATAAAGTATCTTCCCTGTTTATGTAAAATGTGACAGGACTGATACAGTGTGTTATCTCTTTTAGAAGCCACACCTATACGTGAAAGAGTTTCCTTGATTTTTAAAAAGTTTTCAGGATCATCTAACAGAATTTCTAGGGGTCGGTAGTCGGGATAATCAATGTCAAAAAAATTATCTCGTTCAATCATTTCAAACACCTTTTGTTATAAATTATTATTCATAAATTAACAAGAAGTATTTATAATTTCCCACCTTTACAGGTTGCCAACCAACTCTTTATCTCTGCTATATCCTTATCAGACAAAAGTGTTAGTGCTTCTTTTGCCTTGTTAAAACTATATCCAAAGTATTCTTTTACTGCTTCAATATTACTTTCTTCAGCCTTAATCCATTTATTGTATCGTTTTGCTTTACGAACAACATGGCGAAGAAAGTCATACTGCATCCTCTCATCTAAATGAGGCCTACTATTCATTTCATTAGCAGGAATAATTGTATCAGGACCGAAACCCAAGCCTCGATTAACAATGAAAGCACCATACTGATTCTCATTTGTTTCATTCATTATGTCTTGTTTACTATATGAAACACTATTGATAAAATCAAAAGGACTAAGTTTCTTTATCTTCTCTACGTATTCTTTTTCATCGACCTCTTCTACAGGAGGCCCAAACTCTTTAAAATAACTCATGTATTATACCTGCATCATTTAATATTTTAGATACATCTTTATGTACATCCTTTGATATGATACACTGATCTAATACCTCTGTCAACACCCCATAGTTTTTTAAGGTTCTTGCTAAACTATGGTTAGAGGTAGGAAAGAATATTTTTTTTATGTTAGATAAGTTTGGAAACTTTATCATGTGCAACACATCTATTTCATCGGGAGTCCACAAATGAATGTACTCAGTCATCGGCCTGAACATACCTTCAAGTGATTTCCATCCCATTGACAATGTGAGATCACGTAAAGGTTTAGTCCTAGGATCAAATTGATGTTCCTGCATAACATCAGGGTCTACACTCCAGTGAGGTGTAAATGCTATCACACGATGTACATCTGCATGATAGGCAAATTTAATGGCGTTGGTTCCTCCCATACAGTTACCTAAAGCAATCACTCTTTTACCATCAAACTTTGGACTCAAAAAATTTGAAGTCCATTCCCAGTCTATGGTAGAACCCCATGCTCTTTTTTTATCTACAATCCAAAATCTATCACCCATACCCTTTGTTACTTTTACAAACTCTGGTCGATCTATAGCTTCCGGATTTACATTATTAAAACCAAAAGTATCAAAGTCTATACCAGAAAAAGTTATGAGAGAGGTGTCTCCTTCTCCTGCTTCATAAAAAATTCTTAGAGTATCATCATCGTGTATTATGTTCATTTAAACTTCATACTCGCCATCAGTTCAGTAAGACAAGCTGTAAGATTGATCTCCTGATCTGCAACAAACGCTGCCTTGTATTGGTAGTCAGCAATGAGTACAACCATTTGAGGTACGGTTGTGATCTCAGGAATCAAACTATCATAGATGTATCTGAAAATACCTTGAGGGTCTGATTCAACATTGTTAGCAACCCACTGACGCATCTTCTTCCAGTCCTTTTCCTTCATTGCTGTAATCAGTTCTTTAGTATTCACTTCCGAAAACTGTACAAGAATACCCTCGTCAATAACACCAGAGCTACTGTAACGCTGTAATTCGTTTATCACTCTCCTATAGTCAGGATAATGTTTCATCAACAGCTCTGCTAACACTTTGTCTTTGTACTGTACACCCTCTTGTCCAAGTATGTGCTGCATACGTTTCATAAAGGCAGCAGCGAGGGTTCTCTTGTCTCCTTTATGAGTAGTAAACTCAATGACAGTAGTTCTACTGTGTAGTGGTGCGATAATCTTTTGCTTGTAGTTACAAGTGAATATGAATCGACAATTGTCTGAGAAGGACTCAATGAAAGCCCTGAGAGCAGGTTGTACTGACTCCCTGTTTAGATAGTCAGCCTCATCTATGATGACAACCTTAGGCTTGCCAAGAAAGGACATACCACTAGCAAACTGTTTAATCTTAGTCCTCAGTGTATCAATCTGACGACCTTCATCCGAACCATTGATAATAATGTAGTCACTGCCGAGTTCTTCACACAGGGCTCGTGCTACTGTAGTCTTACCTGTACCTGCTGTACCGCACAGAAGCAGGTTAGGAACTTCCCCCTTAGAGAGAAATTCCGTAAACATACTTTTGATAGATTCAGGTAGGACACATTCTTCAATAGTCTTGGGACGATACTTCTCAACCCACAAGAAATGTTCCATTCACAACTCCATAATATAATATAATTTTAACCTAACTTTTCTTTTACTGCTGTTGAATCGGTCACATTCAACTCAATATGTTTACCTTCTTCCTGCTGTTCTTCTTTTACTTCTACTTCTTTTTCTTCAGCCATTATCTTCCTCCTCAAAAGGATTTACTTCTTCTTTTAGGACTTTGCGGATCATGCCCAATGCAGGACCCGTAGTCTTAAAAATATATTCTGCGTCACCATCAACACTGTTAATTTCTAGCAACCATCCATTTGCTACTTCACGCAAAGTAAAAGACATTTTACCGTCCATAATTAAAACTCCGAAGACTTATCTAGAGCAATCCAATACTCTACATTGTCTGACTTAAAGTGTACGAAACCACCGGTCGATGGAATGTTTACTGTATAATCCTTAGGCATCATTTTGATATTCTGCGTAGGGATATGTGCTTTGAAAGTCTTATCAGTTTGACCGATAACAGTTTCAAACATTGTAGCGTTACTCAACTCAGGGTCTGTAATACGCACCTTAGCATTAGTGCCGTCTGCCATAATGCTTACAAAGGGAGCTGAAATAGTAGCTGCTGTACGTAACCAAAACTGTAGTGAATCATTAGTCAAGGCGTGAGTAAAGAAGCCCTCCGAAGAAGGTAAGTCCTTCTCAGGTGGTGCTGTGACAAGTTCAGGTTTTGAGTAAAAGAAATTAATCTCACCAAAGTTCTGAACCGAGATTGCCATATGGTCATCATTAAGACTAACTTCAGGTTCATCACCCAAGGATAGCACTGCTAAGAGTTCATTCAGGTCATAGATCGCAAACTCCTTATCGAAGCTCTCGGTCAATGTAGCCTTAGCGAACGCACTCTTACCAGAGTTAATAGTACGAATTTCCTGTCCAGCCTTTACTAGGATGTTAGGATTGATTTGCGAGAAGTTCTTTAGAACCTCAACTGTGTTCTTGCTTAGTTTCATAATATAGTTCCTTCACTATGTTAAAATAATATTATAGTATAATTTAGGATGATTGTCAAGTGTTTTCAACAACCGCAAAATCAATTGTGACATTGTTGGTACCTGCTTTGTTAGCAAGGTTGTTTCTATTCCACACCGGGAGTGCTTGGTTATAGAACGCTTGCCAATCAGCCTGTGTTGGAAAAGTGTAAACACTTTCGGACACTAAACCATCATCAGATGTTGAGCGAGTAACACTACCGCCATGTTCAGCAATATAACCGGGAATGATGCCTACATCATTAGCATCATCAAAAGCCAGGCTTTCTGCGAGGTTTAAATCTGCAGAGTCTTTGGTTAAAGTAATTCTAACACTAAATGCCATTTTATTTTCTCCGTAAATAAGAAGGTTATTGTCTCTTATTTATAATCCTGATCATGTTCATTCAGGGCTAACAAAGCATAATGTAAGATTTTCATTAGGTCTTTTCTATTGTGACCGTCTTTCTTACCGTATCGCTGAGTATACTTGAGGACATTGCCGAGGAAAAATCCCATGCCGTGTCCACAATCCATAATAAACTCTGAGGACTGAAACCTATTACGGCTGTAATGCTCACCGTACGTTGCGTCTACATAAGCCTGGAGCTCTGCAAGCAGAGCCCCTTCGTTAAATTTGTAATCAATCTTAGCCATCAATTTCTCCTGTAGCAACTTTAACTGTACCGTTCTCAACATACATAGAACCTAAACGTACATCATATTTTCCATACTCATACAAGTCCTTAGCGTCCAGTGCAGCACCTTTACCTGCAGCTTTCCAGAGCTCTTGCTTCTTTTTGTTAGTCCAAGTCTTATCCAACCATGAAGTAATGATAGCTGCTCTATCCATCTCAGCTGAGAATTTATATAGAAGAACATATCCATACTTCTTACATACAGTAGACCAGGTAGATGCTATAGTAGTCTTGATCTCAATGCTGTTAATGATCTTATCACCTTTCATAAAGTGAATATCATAACGTGATTGATTGTCTACAGTGATAGCATGAATGTCAGTGTCTAAAGTATTCCAAAACTCAGCAAAGTAATGTGCGAGTACATGATGTACCATAGCACCCTTAAAGTTCTTCTCATTACACTTGTTAAACCAATCACGCTTACGCATATGAGCTACTTCGGTCAGCACAGCATCCTGTAATGTATCCCAAGGAAACTCATCCAACAAGTCATCCATCTCATCAGACTGGTCATAGGTACGTCTCTTTGGATCATGCTTCTCAGCAAAGTCTTGATACTGAGCCTTGAATTGGCCGGCGACATCTTTACCTTGCTTATATTCATAGAGCTCTTCATACAAATCTTCTCTAGCCTCGACATCAGCTTTTAACTTCTTGTCATAATATCCAGACTTTAATTTCCTTATCATCTCAAATGTATTGAGCGCAATGTTAGATTCACGCATGATCTCCAGCTTACGTTCTGATGATACGTTACCACCTTCCGCTTCGATACCTTGCAGTGCCGCTAAGAAACGATCAATTATCGGCACCCCAATGCGAGTATTATCAGCACGCAGCTTAGATAAAACGACAGGGTGCATGGGATCTATCTCTTTAGACTGACCGTAAAGCTGAATCAACACCTGGGGTCTCGGCAACTCCTGTACAGGTATGTCTTCACATCCTTCCTCTATCAAAGCCTCAAGGCGAGAATTGCCACCGATGACAATATTAGAATTAGCAAATACCTTTATAGGCTCATTTAATCCTTCTTTAACAATGGAAGCTTTGAGATTCTTACGTTCCTCAAGGGCCTGTCCTATACGACACCTACGGATTGTCTCGTTAGCTGGGTGAGTAATTAGGGTATCTGCTTTAGATACTCTGGATACTGCGGGTCCTACATATACTACTGAGCTTGAAAGTCTCATAATTGTTACCTTTTAGTTTAAGTGCTTATCGTTTTGGCAGTGCCCAGGACTAGATAAGTTACTCCTGTAAGTGGGACTTTTTATAGACAGTCCCAAGTCTTATATCTAATACTACTACCTTCAGCGAACAATGTCAAGCATTAATACTGAACATCGTCCAATGAAGTGGTCTCTACCTCAGGCTCCTGAGGGTTTGCAGGGTCAACCTTAGTGTACAAGTCAATAAATGCCGCCTTAGTATCAGCGTCAAAACGGTTGGTACACAAGGTGATTGCCTTAATCTTGTCCTTGAATACACCGTAAGCATTTACAATGTGCTCAAGCCTACGGGTGCTGACCAACTCGTCTATAGCACCCTCGAAAAAGGTCTTACGAATCACCTCGGACCAAGTAACCAGATGAGTAGCGAATTCCTCATCTGTATAACCAGCCTTGCCCATCTTGTTAAGGATGATGCGCTTCTCTACGGCTGCTGTAGGGTACTCCTGTTCAACGGTAATCGCAAAGCGCTCCAGGAACGCTTCGTCCAACAGCTGAGCGCTGATGAATTTACCATCATCTGAACCACGACCTTTTGTATTCGCAGTCGCCACAATAGTAAACCCGTTGGCAGGAGCGACGGTCTCGCCAGTCTTCTTATTGAAGTACGCTTTACCTTCAAGGATGGCCTGGAGACACATCAACTTGTTGGAACCACGATCTACCTCATCAAGGATCAGGACCGCGCCACGTTTCATGGCGGTGAGGACCGGTCCTTCTCTATAGACTACGTTACCATCAACTAGGGTATTGCCACCGATTAGATCGTCCTCGTCGGTCTCAATACTAATATTTACACGGATAGCCTCACGCTTGAGCTGAGCGCAAACCTGCTCAACCATTGTGGTCTTACCGTTGCCGGACAATCCGGAAATGAAAAGTGGGTAGAACATACCACCCTGAAGGATAGTCTTGAGGTCCTTGTGAAAACCAAAGGGTACATAAGTATCGTCTTTGGATGGGACCAGGTCTTGAATATCCATTGCTAATTTGGCCATTGATACTACCTTAGACTCAGGAGCCTGAACAGGAGCTGGGGGAGGTGTGACAACCTGCAGCTTGGGCTCACGGACAGGAGCTGCTTTGATAGCTGCTGTGCCTGTGAACATCTCGGTCATATCATATACACCGGATTCAACCTTGTACTTATCCTTGAGAATAAAGCCTGGGTGATTGATACCCATTGATTTGGCCTCACGGATAATATCCTTACGGGCTACGTGGTTGTTTCCGTCAGCGTATGAACGGAGGGTGTCAATAAGTGCGTTACGGTCAGTCATAATATAGTCTCCTCACAAGACATAGTTAAAATTTAGTGCGTTTTTTCAGTTTATATGCTATATTATACAGTAATCTCAGCAAAAGTCAAGCATTATTTAAACTAATTTAGCTATCCACGCCTGCTTGAATTCCTCAAGTAGGTATTCATTCTCAGCGGCTTGGAGCAAAGTGTCGCCATTACATATGACAACCTCAGATGAATCAGCGTTATCCATGATGTATTCTTGGTATTCATTAAATATGTCATTAACATCATTTTCCATATTGTTTTCAAACAGTCTCTCTTTATTCATTATTTCATCCTCTTTTTTCATTTTATATGCTATATTATACAGCCTTTTGCCGAAAAGTCAAGCATTATTTTCATTTATTTGAAATCTTTTTTCCGTTATAAATCAAGCACTTACCACTGAACTAAGTTGTTGATTTCATTGAAGTTTTTTTACAGCAAATCAATGACTTACAAACCTACCGTGAAATCTGTAGCGAGAGTAGTATTCTCACTCGCTACATCTCACGTAGCGCTATCTATGCAATCTCAGGGATAAACTTCTGTACAAAGATGCGCTGCTGTGCCTTAGAGCCTGCAAACTTACGGAACCCACGTAACAGGTCACCCTTTTTAGTGGACTTGACCTCGAGCGCCTCGTCCTCAATGCTCAGCTTGCCGCCGTTCATAATGTAACGTACATCGAAACCTGTCTTGTCTCGTGCTTCGACTAAACCAGAGGACTGCTGTGGCTTGAATATCTTTTCCCATTCCCAGTAGCCCATGTTAATGTCACCAACAGTAGCGTACTCCTTACACTCCTCGAGGGTGCGCTTAGTGAACCTGTCCAGTATATGATAGTTTACAACCTTAGAGCCTGTAATCTCCTTGTATATCTCAAGCAGAGTACAAGTCAATTCTACGTTACGATGTGCCATGCCTTTAAGCATGGGGTACACTGCTGAACCATACTTGAAAACAGGCTCTTGTCTGTAATGAGGATTTTGAGGCCACACTCTGCCCTCGTTCTCCTTCCAGTATTCGGAGTAATCAGTAGCCTCACCGTCAGTCAGGACAATAGTATTAAGAATCTCAACACCAGTACCCTTACGGAAACGCTTGGCAATCTCAATACCGATAACAATTGTTGCATTGAGAGGCGTGCCACCCATATCCAATGCACCGTTTTGATTCATCCAAACAGGTAACATACCGTTTGTGGTACGGTTATTGCGACTTGCCATACGATAATCGAATGATGATTTCCACAGTAGTAAATACTTGTATGCTTCCTCGAGCTGTGCCTTGCTGAAATCTGAAGTGAGCAGCTTGACAGTCTTAGCCTCTTCAATCACATATTCACCTACCTTAGACTCAGGTCGGGAAAGATTGCCGCCCCAATTATTGCCAGTAGTAAAACCATACACCTCGAAAGGCACATTGATCTTACGTGCGAACATAGTTAGATTGATAAGCTGTGCAAGTGTATCACCCATATTACGGAACATTGAACCAGACATATCGAGGTACATAATGAAACCGTGATTCTTGCCTTCGGGTATTGAAGTAACCTGCTTGAACAAGTCATCTGAAGTCTTGTAAGCCCACAGTCTATCCTCATTGAGGTCGCCTGTCTTGGCAGTCTTAGCCTTAATAAATTGTGACGCTTTACGCTTCATCTCAAAAGAGGCAACCATCTGATTAACTGTCTTACTGTTCTGTGCAATGAAATCTTTGTACAGTTTTTCAGCGTGTGTCTTAGGGTCTACGTAATCGTTATGATGGCCGGCCTCAACAAGGTCCCACCTGTAAACATCTTTAGGCTGTACAATATTATCCAACAAACTTGGGCCTGTAGGCAAAGTAATGTATACTGATTCCTTAGACTCTGAGGTGTCTAACAGACTTTCCTCATTCTCACGGAATGCCTTGTCGGTAATTGAACCAACACCACCGTCATCTGCAAAGTCCTGAATAGCCTGAGGTGCTTCGTCCTCTGCCCCGTCTTCGATGTCGCCGTCATCTGAATCTGAATCACCAGCAGTTTGAGAATCATCTGAGTCCTCGTCGGTCTCCTCACCGGTGTTACCAGCAGCTGAACCGCCTTCGTCTTCGGAAGTGTCTTCGGACTCGGACTGCTCCCAGTCTGACATATCGCCTTCCATGTCCATATCGCTGTCGCCTGACTGTGGATCGAAGTCCTCCATCAGCTGCTCAATGTCATCCTCAGCAGTTTCCTGTGCCTTGCCGTGTAATTCACGGGCCAGTGCCTCAACCTCTTCCCAAGTCTGAGTATTCGCACAACGGTCTACAAAGGACTGTTCTTCAGTAGTGAACCGAACATTGAGGAATGACCCGACCTTAAAGTGTAGGTTGATACGGTCAATGAGAGGTAGCTTGTTTACGTCTATATCTTTGACACCGAAAAAGTCACGCTCGAATAATTCACGGTAACCTGCGTAGAAGCTACGGACAAGACCGGGATAACGTGATTTTACATTGCGCTCAATACGTGCGTCCTCGATAACATTGAGGAAGCCTTTAAGTGTACGATCCTCACAAACGGCATCGTGCCAGCCTTCTGCAGGAGTATCGAATACGTGACCTACTTCATGGCCGATAAACAAGTCTTGCATACAAGCAGGCATATCTTTCCACTTAGGGATATACATTGTACGAGACATTGGATCAAATGCTGCTGTAGGGAGGTTCGCCTTAACTTCTACTGTAATATTTTCAGTAGACAGTAATTTAGCGAGTAGTGATTTTGATTGAATTTGCATATTTACAGTCCTCACAACCGTTTTCTCATTGTTTATATGCTATATTATACAGCCTTTTCAGGAAAAGTCAAGACATTAAAGCCCTTACAAATCAATGACTTACGTTAAGTGCTTGATCTATAAGGGCTTTTATTTTTCGTTATTAATCAATAACTTGCGTGAAAACCTTGCCTTTGTATCGAAAAGTGACCTTTTCACCGCGCTGTACTTGGCGAGTTTCCGGGAAACAATTGACTTCCTCAACAATACGTGGGCCTTGCTGAGTACCAACACGGGAACCGATAACTGCTCCAACTGCTGTGGCCGCTGTTTTACCATTGCCGCCGCCTACTTGATTTCCTATTAGGCCGCCAGCAATTGCACCGATAATATTAACATCTGATCCTTCTTTGACTACCTGCCTTGTAGTACATACGTCTACAACTTCATAGACCATATTAGGAACAGAACCGAGATATTCTACTACTTCTTCTTGGCCATAAACACCCCCGGAAACAAAACCTACCAGAAGAAATGTTGAGGCGCACATAAACTGTTTCATAAGTATCTCCTATATTGTTCTTACAGTATTACATATTATATAGGCAATGTCAAGACTTTTTTCTGGCCGCTCTTTTCGGTTTGGTTTCTGCTTTTTCATACACTTTCTGCCTAGACTCAAGTCGCTTCTGTACTTCATCAGGGGCCATCCAATAGTCTCGGCCATTTGAGATTTCATCAATTTCTTCCGGAGTAAAGAAATCCTTGTAGATAGATTCCAGCAGATGCTTGCTCCACTTGTCCTCATGGTTGATTTGTTCTCTCATTTCATTGCCTTTACCGAATGAAAACCCTGAATAATTATGAAACATAAACATACTATGCTCACTAATTTCAAAACTATCAGCAATTAGAAATAAAAATGTAGCAGCTGACATACAAGCACCTTCTACTGAAGCTACAATATGTGCCTGTGATTCTGCCATTACTCTCATCAACTGTACTGCTGTCATAACATCACCACCATAACAATTTATATGTAAGTGTATAATATCTCTTTCTGTAGCAGATCGAATCAAGTGATTCCATTCTACGTATTCTCCAGGACTTTCAATATTGCCATTTAGATAAAAATCGAATACACTGCCACTTGGTCTAGCAAATACACCATCAACCAAAGGACTCAGGCCAGTCTTTTCTTCACTCATATTATTTTCCTTTTTAAACGAACATTCAAAAACCTTAAATGTCCTCGTAGTATCTCGTTACTGATTTAATTTTCTCTACTTGTTTATCTATGATGGCTGTTCTATTTGGCCAGTGAATATAATCTTTCTCCGGATTCTTTTGGAGATTATACAGCAAAGGTAAGATAAGATCCTCTACCTGCTTTAGTTTAGCAGCCACGTCTTGTTGTACAAGTTCACGGTGCTCATTAATCATACCAGAAGAATCTGATTGCAGTATCAATGCCTCTAGTCTTTCAATTTTATCTACTATAGTCTGAAGCTGTGCGTCATCTACTTGAGCGACTACGGGTTGCTGTGGTTGTACTTCACCTGTAGGTATCTCATCTACAGCAGTGAAACCAAAATCAAAAATATTGTCAGACATTTTTCTTTTCCTCTTTCTGTATACACTTGCCACAACAAGTGCCTATTAGATAATATTTTTCTTTATCTCCTTGTTTTACAGCATTACATATACACAGGTACATCAGTGTTTATCCTTATAGTCTTTTACTGCTGCCTTGATAGCATCTTCTGCTAATACGCTGCAATGTATTTTTACTGGTGGCAATGCTAACTCATTTGCCAAATCTACATTCTTTATTTCAGCTGCTTGTTCTAGTGTACAGCCTTTAACCCATTCTGTCAATAGTGAACTTGAGGCAATTGCGCTACCACAACCGTAAGTTTTGAATTTAGCATCTGTAATAACGCCAGCTTCTACCTGTATTTGAAGTCTCATAACGTCACCACAAGCAGGAGCACCTACCATACCAGTACCTATGTTATCTTTTGCCGGATCGAATTTACCTACGTTACGTGGGTTCTCATAATGATCTAAAACCTTATCGGAGTACGCCATTGTTTTGTTTAAACCTCTTTACTTTTTTATCCAAGCCTTTTAAAGCTCGTTCTATTTTAAATTTAGATGCCCGCATAGTAAAATTCTGTCCGAGCATATGATCGTATTCATGTAACATTACTCTTGCAGGAATACCTTTAAATTCCTCAATTGTTTCATTACCATTTTCATCATAGTATTTAAAAATTGCACCGGCCGGACGTTTAATGTGTAACCATAATCCTGGATAGGACAAACATCCTTCTTTCATTGAAATCACTTCATCAGATACATTTAGTAGCTCAGGATTAAACACAGCCTTTGTTTCTAATTTTTTGCCGCCTATAACAAAAACTTTACAATCTAATCCAACTTGATTAGCTGAAAGACCAACACCGCCAGACTTATACATAGCGGCTAACAGATCTTTCTTTAATTCTAACGGGTCTTCTTCGCCATCAAAGTCAAACTCTTTGGGAGCTATTTTAAGTTTTGGATCTCCAAAAGGAAGCAGTGTCAATTCTCTCATGTCATTACCGAATAATTTTGTTTCTTTTCAAATTTTATCTGACTTCTAAACTTGTCAAACAACTGGTCACCTTTATGTGAGATTACAAATACGTTTGTGTCCTCACCTATAGTGTTCAACAAAGTCATTACATAGTCAGTCCCATTTACGTCTAGTGAGCTATCAAACACCTCATCTAGTAGAAGCAGATTGGTACTTGCGCTGTTCTTCATTTTAGCAATTGTTCGCCAAGTAAATACAAGTGCTAGGTCAATACGTTGCTTCTCGCCTTCACTAAACGAAGCGTAACTAAACTTATCTCTGTGCCGGGACTTGATTGTTTCTTTGAATGTTTCATCTAAATCAAACTGTACAAAGAAGTCCATGGCAGTTAAGTATTTATTCACTAACTTATTTATGACAGGTAAATACTGTCGAATAATTTTAGTTTTTATACCTGAGTCTTTTAATAGGTGTTCAGCTATTGTATTATACTCTTGCTCAGTTTTCAAGTCATTTCGTTGGTCAGTTTTACTTACAAGATCCTTAGCGATCTCTTTTAGTTTTGCTGTTTCTTTTTGAATGTCACCTATTTTGTTTTCTGTTTCAGACTTTTCAAGTATCAAACGCTGTAGTAAAGTTTGCTCAGCAATAAGTAGG